CGGTGGACGCGGTGATGACGCCGGTGGCCTGCACAACACTGTCCACGTAGAACACCTGGCTGGTGGACAGCTCGGGGATCATGAACAGGTCGGACTCAGCGAACAGGTACGCGTTGGAGGAACCAACGGTAACGGTACCGTCGTCGGCGGCCGTGCTTGCCCAGTTCCCGGTGGCCGCGGCGGTGCACACCACCTGGTCAGCGAACCGCTCCTCGTTCATCCAGTTGAACTTCATCGCCGGTGACGGCTTTTTCTTGAGCTTGCTCGTCAGGTACAACAGCGGCGATTTGCTGATGTTGAGCGTGTAGATCGTGTCGTTCCACGCCTCGCGGGTCCGCCCGCTCGGGATGTATTGAGTGCCGGAGATAGAGGCTCCGACAACGCCTTGTTTTCCAGTAGGCATCGTTCTCTCCTTGTTTTAGGCAGTCGCCAGTACGCCAGCATTGCGGGCGGCAGCGCGCTCCCGTACTCGTCGTTGAATCTCCTCGCCTTCGGTCATCTGCTTCCGGACGACAGACGACATTCCGTCGCCGGCCTCAACATGGTTGGGTCGGCCACCTTCGCGTCGTTCGCCAAGAACATTAGCCAGGTAGGCGGCGTGGAGAAGTGCCTTGCCCGGCTCTTTCTGCTTGTACCGCGCGTCGAGCTTTTCCAGCTCCGCCAGTACCTTCTGCTGCACGCCAGGTGACTCGAAATCGACATCGGGATACCGTTGGGTAACGTAGTCGATTGCCTTCCGGGTTACGCCTTCGGCGCGCAGCGGTTCGACCGACGCCTGGATGCGCTCGTCGATCATCTTCTGAATGCGACTCTCAATGGCCTGTTCCCGTTCAGCGTAGAACTTGAGCGGGTCTTTTGCCAGAAGAATGCGGTCAGCCAACTCACGGTCTGCTTTGGCCTGCGCGTCGCTCTTGCCATTCGGATCAAACAGCGCACGCATCCCCTCTTTGAAGTCCAGCGTCTCCTTCGCGGTGGCGTTCGCAGCTTCCAGTTTCTCCGAAAGCTCGGCGATTCGGCGCCCCTGCTCAGCGACCAGGTCTTCCGTCTTCGGTGCGCTCGGGGCGGGAGTGGCAACGGCGGCGGGGTCAGCGGCCGGCGTGCTTGGTCGTCCCTCTCCGAAAAGCGCGGCGAGATCGGGGAATGCACCATCTGATTCAGGCATAATCACCTCACTGAACAATCTTGAATTGCAGGGCGCCATCTTGGGCGGCCCCCGCGATTTCCACCATGAACTGATCGCCCGGTGCCGCGTCCTTCATCGACGCGGGCACATCCGGCGCGCGAACGACGAACGTCTCGCCACCGGCGGCCTCGGGCGGCATCTCGCCTTCGCCCTGCAACTCCGGCGGCATGTCGCCCATCGGCGCTTCACCCGCGAGTTCTTGCGGCATCTGCTTGGCCATTTTTCCCTCCGGGTCTGTTCACCCAACTGCTGGTAGTCAGCAGAATGAGTTTGAATACAGATAACTCAGTCTCTCTCTTTCTCAGTTTACGGATAATATCGTTGTTGTCAAGGTTCTGGAAACTCCCGTCCTTTCCTTCCTTCCGCAACAAATCCTCGATGGTATTCATCTTCTGGACGCGTAAATTCATCCATTCGCGGAATATAGCCCATCCGGGGCTTTGCAGCATAGCTGCCACCTCTCGCTGCTCATCCTCGTCCAGACGAACAATCCCTTCCTTGTCGATCTCCACGTCACGCCCCCTGTTGCGCGTTCACCTGCGCCGCCTGGCTCTCCGGAGACTCAGCCGTCGGCTGCACCCCCTGGCCACCACCATTCGACTGCCCGGACGACGCCGGAACGCCAGTGGCGCCATTGCCAGCCTGCACCATGACCGCCAGCTTCTGGGCCAGGGCCGGCTGGGCCATTACCGCCTGGATGATCTGGGCAGCGGCCGGGTTCTGCGCCATGGCCTTGACCACCGTGATCGCCTGCTGCATCTCAGGATTCGGCTGGATAATGTTGTCCACGTTATCCATCTTCAACTTCGTCATGATCTCCTTCAAAAACGCCGTCATGTCCCCGCCTGCGTTCTGCAACAGGTTCCCGATGATGTTCGCCGCATTGATGAACTGTGTGCGCTCAACGTCCCGCCGCTGGCTAAGGTCGGTCACGTTGATGTCAAAGTACCGGTTTTCCTCCAACGCCGTGGCAGGTAGCATTGTGAACTGCTTAATGTCCGGATACATGAGCTCGATACTATTCTTGTCAAACAGTATCTTCACTATCGCCACGTACAGCATGAACTGGCACAGGTCGTCCTTGACGTTGTCAACCATCATTCCGAACTTGTACATGCTCTGCTCGGTCATGAGGCGGCTGGTCGTCGCCGTCTCCGACGCGCCACGGTCAACGTTCGTTCCCATGACGTAGTCGGTCGCACCGGTCACCTGCTGCATGTCAACCTTCTCCGCGTCCGCGATACCGGTCAGCGGACCAAGAAGGTTCTGAATCTGGAACAGGTCAATGTCGTTCGGGCTGTCGTCGTACCCCACCGCGTTACCGGCCCCACTGTACAGCTCGGCCCAATCAATGCCTGCGCCTCGTTTGTACTTGAACATGAGCTTTGCCAGCAGTCTGGCGTTGTGCATGCGCAGCGAAATCAACTCGTTCAAGTTGATCTGCTTGTCGCGCACAAGCTGCACAATGCTCTTTCCGATCAGGCTGTTCGCCTGACGGAACACGCGGATCGGGAAAATCAGGCGTTTCTTCCTCGTCGGCATGGTGTTCAGCTCGGCGCGCACCAGCACCGACCTGTTGGCCATCGTGAAAATTACCTCTTTCCACTCCGGCTTTTCTTCCGTTCCAAGGTTCCACTCCCCGTAGAACTCCAACAACTCAATCGGCCTGGTGGCCGACGTATTGTCCTGGGTGTACTGAACCGTGCGCTGGCCAGAGTGCTGCGCCTTGTAGTAACTGTCGAAGTTGATCGTGTCCGGGAGAGTTGTGTCGGCAACCAGCTCCGTGTTGAAGTACACGCCGTCCTTGTTCTCGATCAGCTTGTGCAGACGCTTCGTCTTCCTGATGAAGAAGTCTGTCTCGTCAGTCGTCCGCGCGCGTGTATCAAACCACACGGAGAACCAATCCAGAATATCAAAGTCCACCGTCCATATGCCCTCGCCCTGCGCGCGGATGCCCTTGCGCGGACGGATATGCAGCCAAGACGTGCGTTTGACAGCGGACTCCTCGATGAAGTCCCGCGCGCGGGAGGACAGTCCAATCACTTCCATCTCGTCCTGCACAAACTGGCTCATCGCACGCTCGGACTCCGGCGAGTACCCAAGGCCCTCGGTGTAACACCGGACATAATTGTCCTGCCCGAACAGTGATTTGCACACCCGGGCAGTCGCCGTCTGCGTCACCGTGTACACATACGGCACCTTCGCCTTGGCCATCCACTCCTCATACGAGTCCTGGCTCTTGTCGATGTTGTTGTACAGGTCAACATCGTCACGGATGTCGTTGTCAATTGGCTCACGCAAGTCCTGGTAATATTTGAACTTCTCGACCAATCCCTGCGTGATCTCCTCCACCTGCTCCGGCGTAAGTTTGAGCTTCTGCTCCGGATTGCTCATGCTGTTCTCCTGTACGTCTGGCGTCCGGCAGCGCGCCGGCGCTCGACGTAATCAATCATTCTTGGGTTGTGCCTGTAGGCCGGCAGCCTCGCCGCCTTGGCCGAAAACTCCATATTCCGGTACTCCTCGGCGCTACGTACCTCATCCGACCCGGTGATGTATCTCCGGAACTCCATGGCGCCGTACCGCGCGCAATCGCATCCGTGGTCGTCAACCTTCACCACGTCTTCCTTGCTCTCGTTCACGTCACCGCCGCCGCCGGAGTTGTCCTTCCACTTGTAGTCCTGCATCTGGCGCGTAACGACCGGCGTGAACTGGGTATCAAAAAACATGTGCGGTGTACGCGACGCCGGCATGATCATGTCCTGCACGGTATGGATGCCGATCTTCACTGAGTTGTCGGCGATCTTCGTCACAATGTTATAGTCCCGGCGCAAAATATCACGCATCGACAGTCCGGACGACTGCTCCTTGCGACCGCTCGCAGGGTCGATAAGCACGCACCGGTAATCGTGCTTGCCTGTCTCCTCTTGCAGATATTCGCCCAACTGGCTGGTCTTCTTCGCGTGTCCAACCCACTCGTCGTACACGTAAATATTCTTGAAGTCCGTCGCCATCTTCAATACGTGCGTGGTATGGAATCCATTGTCCACCACCAGAATGCGCAGCATCTCATCGCCGGCGCCATCCCGGATGTCCTGCATGTCCTTGTGGTGAACGGCAATGTTGAAGTCCGGATACACCAGGCCGGACCACGCCTCCAGGTCCTGCATGTACACGTACTTCTTCATCCACGCCTCGGAGTGATGATGCGCCAGGTCAGAGATGTAGTTGCTCGACAGCGTCGGGTTGCCCTGCGTCGGGCATATCCAATATGCGTACGGGTCGCGCTCCGACCCGTTCTCGTCAAGGCTGATGTCGCACTCGCCT